GTTAAATATGATGCAACAAAATTGCATAGAAATTTAGACAAGATTATAAAGAAAACTATGTCAAGATATGCAAGAAGCTCTGCAAAAGGTGCAAAAAAAAATATTGATAAAGGTGTTAAGCCTCCATTGGCTATGTCTACCTTAAATATAAGGCAAAAACGTGGCATTACAGGCACAAAACCACTATTTGAAACAGGTAATCTACACAGAAGCATAAAGGCTAAGAAAGATACTCTTACAATGTTAGATTATGGAATGGAACATCAAAAAGGTTTTACTACAAAAGCAAGTTCTATGATACCTAAGAAAAAAGTACCCCCAAGACCTTTTATAGAGCCTGACAAACAAGAGATTTTAACAGTAATTGATGCTTTTAAAAAAGATTTACATAAAAACTTTAAGAAATAATATGAATACAAAAGATTTTAATAAAATGTTAAAGATTTTGAATGAATTAGATACTTTGATTAAAAAGTATGAAGATAAGTATGTAAATATGGATGAATTTAACGAACCTGATGCAAAACCTATATTTATTCCTAATGATATTTACGATGAAATGTGTTTAGATATGGATGTCAATTATATAACACTACTCGGTGTCAGCTAACTCAGCTGCAATAATCTTTTCTTGCCAATCTTTTCTTTGAGCAGGTGTCGGTCTACGACCTTTTAATGGCTCAATACCAACAGCTACAGCTCTTTTCCTCCACTTATACCACTCTTTTTGTTTTTCGTTGTATTTAAGCCTTTTATCTTCTTTAGCTATAGCTTTCTTATTTAAAAAGTTTTCCTTTCTTACTCTTACGTTCTGATCTGCAGTATTTCTTTCAGGCAACGAATCAAAGCTTATATCTTCAGCAGCTTCAACAATCTCTGCATCAGCCACGACCTCAGCCTCAGGTACACTCTTCAAAAACTTCTCAAATGGCGAATCCACAGTTATATTAATATTCTTAACCAATTTGCCACTATGCTCTAACACCAATCTACCTGCTTGGACATTGCCTGCTTGTGCCTCACGAACCATTGCGTTCAATACACTTGGCAGCTGCGAACCAAACTCAATCATATACCTATCATAACAAGCATCCAAGAAGTTTGGATCAGACCTCCAAACCTCAATCGTTTTCTTGCTAACTCCAACCGAATTTGCTACCTGCTCAATAGTAATTGATGGCTGCAATGCAAAAAGCTCGACAGCTTGCACTTTTCGTGGTTTAGTCTTTACTTTTAAAGCTTCACTCATACTATAATATATAACTTTTAAATGTTTTTTTCAAAGTTCCATATTTTATTTTTTTTGGAAGTTATTTTTGCATTTTTACGAGGGATGGTATCGGAAGCCTGACCATATTTCCCATACGCCCCCACCCATACAACCAAATAAAACCAACTCAAACCAAGATAATTAAAAGATATTAAAAAAATAATAAGTGGTGACTTAACCAATAACAAACCAAATAACCAACCAATTAACAAACCAAACCAAACCAAATAAATAAAAGAAGTTTGTTTATCTTTTTGATAAAAAAGAAAAATTTTTTTTAAATATTTAGATCATTTAAAACATACATTAAACAAATAAAAATAAATTAATTTTAAAAAGTATTTGTTTTATTAGTTTACTTTAACGTAAATTAGTTTAGTGTTAAAATAAATAAATAAAGGCCTTAAAAAAATGAGATTAAGAAAATATTTTAATTTAAGATACATAACTAAAAGCGGTGGATCAACTTATATATATAATACAAACGATAAAAATTATTACAGGCTTTGCAACTGTTGTAATCATTGTAGCACTTACAAATGGAATATAAACCAATTAAAAGATGTTGAAGAAAATACAAAAGATATTAAATATTATGACATACACTCACATTATGGATCATTTAAGACTAAAAAAGACGCTCTAAAATCTTTAAATGGATCAAATGGAAGTAATGAATCTAATGAAAAATATTTAAGTTTATAATAAAAATAAAATAAAGGAAAATTAACTATGTTTAAACTATTATCAAAACCAACAACAAATTACAAAGCCAATAAAAATATTACTATTGGATATAATACTTACTTTTTAAGCTTAGCGCATTCAGATATTAGCGGTTACAATGTTTGTGCATATGCTAAAAAATATAGTTTAAATAATTTAGAAAATAAATCAAATTTAATTAAAGATCAAAAAGAGAAAGAAAAATATATAAACAATTTTAATAGAATTAAAAAACAACAAGGTAAATTGTCATCTTGTTCGGCTGTTTGTGTTGGATATAATGGATTTGCACAAATTTATAAAAATGTAATGATCGCAAGAGTAAAAAAGACTAAATTATTTTTTGAAGATCAAAATTTATTTATGGAATATTTAATAAAAGATATTCAAAAAGCTATTACACAAAGTATTAAAAAGGGTTTAATACCTACGTTTAGATTAAACGCATATAGCGACATAAAATGGGAAAATATAAAAATAATTCATAATGATAAAGAATATTTAAACATATTTGAAATATTTAAAGATGTAAAATTTTATGATTATACTAAAATTCCAAATAGAACAACACCAAAAAATTATGAATTGACATATTCTTTTTGGGGTAATAAAAAACATTTAAATAAAGAAATAAACACAAATAAAAACGTTGCTATTGTATTTGATAAACTACCAACAAAATATAAAAATAAAATTGTTGTTAATGGTGATAAAACTGATTTGCGTTTAAAAGATAATGATGGTTCAAATGTTGTTGTTGGTTTAAAATTTAAAGGCTCTAAACAAGCTTTAAAAGATGGAATTAATGAGGGTTTTGTAATAGATACTAATAAATAATAATAACTAAAAAATGGAGGTTTTAAAGTGAATAAAACAAACGTAATTGTAAAAATGTGGTTCGATAAAATTAACGCAAATACATACCATAATGTCAATTTTAATTATAATAATAAAAATTATAATTCAGGCTTAACATATGGATATGAAACACAATATAAAGTAACATTAAAAGAAATATTAATTAAAAATAATTTAATAAATAAAAATATTGATTATTATCAATTAAGAGATTTTATAAATAATACTTTTAATTTTACAATAATTGATGTTAAAAGTCAAAAAGATTTAGAAAAAATAGATAATTTTACACAAATATAATAATTAAATAAAATAATGGAGGTTTAAAAATGTCTAATTATAGATTTAATAATGATATAAATTCTATTAATTATAGATATATAATACAAACTAAAAAAGATAATAATATAATTAATAAATCAATAAAAGTAAGTTATTTAAAATTAATTGAATTATTAGAATTAAAAAAAGATGATCTTGGAATATCTTATAATTTAGGTACATCAAGACAATTACAACTAATACAACACTTATTATTAAAAACTAAAGCTTTAAACATAATAAAATGTAATGTTTATATTGATAATGATATAATACTTTAAATTAAATAATGGAGGTTTGAAAATGGATTTTATACAATGGTTTTTAATTGGTTGTATAATTTGGGGTTGTTCTAAATTATTAATACTAATATTAGATAATATTTAAATAATATAATGGAGGTTGTAAAATGTATATAATATTTATAATAATATTTTTTATAATATTTTTAGCATATAGAATAAAAACAAGCAAATTTTAATAATGGAGGTTTTAAAATGAGTCTTAAAAAACTTAAAAAAGAAGATATTAATTTATGGAATGAGTTATTTAAAAATGTTGATCAAGTTGGAGAACGTGATTTTTCAAACTTTATAAAGGAATTTAACATACTTTTAAATAATAAAAATAGACATAATTTAATGATGTCAATAATAAAAACTATTAAAAATAAGGATCAATAATTATGAATCAATTATTAACAATAATATACTTATTTGGAGGTTTTTTTATCTTGGTATTATCTTACTATTTAATACTATGTTTTTTAAGCTATATTGACGATTTATATAACAAATAATCATAATAATAATAATAATATTTTTTAAAATAATTTGTAAGAAATTATAATATTAGATCGTATTAATAATACAATCAATAAAAGAAAGGTTGATAATAATATTAATAATAATAATAATAATAATAATAATAAATTTAAATCTAAAATTAAATTAATAGATTTTAGTAAATATAAACCTATGAACGATTTATTAAAAAAAATGAATATTAATAAACATAAAAAGAAAGATATATAAATATGAAAATTATAATAAAAAATAATAATAATCTTTATAATAAATCAACAGATATTTATCATACTGAAGGGTTAAAAATAGCTAAAAAACTGCATTTAATAGCTATATCTAACAAAGATTGTATTGGACTTGCTCACAATCAAATTGGTGGTAATAATTCTGTATTTGTTGCTAAAATTAATAATAAATGGAGATATTTTATAAATCCAAAAATTATATATAAAAGTAATAAAAATTTTATGAATTCAGAAAGTTGTATGTCATTTCCAAATAAATATAATAATGTAAGAAGACATTTAAAAATTGAATTACAACATCAAATTAAAGCAAGAAATGACAATAACGGAAATGCTTTTATAAATGAAAAATTTGAAGGTATGAATGCAATAATAATACAACACGAAATTGATCATTTAAATGGAAAAACAATATTTTGCAATAAATAATAATAATAAACTAAAGGAAATAATAATATGAAGTATAAAGATGTTATAAATGCAGTTAATAAAGGATTATCTGTATATTGGAGCAATACAAATTATAAAATAATAAAAGATGATTTAGGAAGATATTTAATGTATAGTAAATGTAATGATCATTATATTGGATTTTCTGATAGTAAATATTACTTAAAGGATTGTTTTATAATAAATGATTAATTGTATTATATATATTATAACCTTTATATCCTGTATAGCAGAATCTATCCCCCAATAATAATTGAGAGTTAGATCTGCATATTATAACCTTCATAGAGCCATAAATAGCAATTATAATCGGTATTTATTATAATATGGATAGTTTTTTTAGCTTTATAATACCAAACCCCAAGAAAGCATCCTATCTGAATCTACTTTGTCGCATATACTTGGATTCCCCTTATTTCTGTGCGACTTTTTTATTAAACTTGACCGAAAAAGTATTTAACCAAAAAAATCAAGTGCTTAAATATAATAATAATTATAATAATAATCCAAATTTTAATTTATTTTACGAAGGAGAAAAACAATTATTTTCATATTTGTAAAAAAAAGACTTGACTTATAATTATATTTAATGATAAATTTATTATTATAAAACGAAAGGAAATTATGAAAGATAAAAACAAAGAGCAGTTTACAATGTTAGAAAAAAGGTTAATTGATGCAATTAATAACTTTATTCTATGGAATACAACACACTCAGACAGAGGATTAGCAGAAGAGTTCATTGAGGCAGAATTGTCTTGTGATGTTGATTATAATGAATGGTTTGAATTAAAAAAAGAGTTTGTTGGCTATCATAAAATCAGAGAGGAGAAATAATGAAAGAAGATTGTTTAAATGATCCGATGTATAAAGAGATGCAACTTATTTTAGAAGAAGAATTTAATAAGATGTACAGAGTTAAACATAGTGATCTAAAAATATTTGTTCATAAAGGAAAAGTATATTATGAACACGATGGAGTGGAAAAGCTAAGACAAAGATACGAGAAATTAAGAAAAGAGGTATTATATAGTGAATAATATAAAAGAATGTATAAACAACAGACAACCAAAGATTACTGCAAAAGAAATAGCAGAAAGAGTTGGTTGTTCCACAACAGATATAAGTAATTATATCTCAGAAAATAGATTTCCAAATTCAAGTCGTATGATTAAACTTGCAAATGTTTTGAAGGTAAAGGTTGTAGATATATATCCAACTGCTTCAAGAAAATTCTATTTTGAATTAGGCGATAATAATGAAAAATCTTAATATAAAAATAGGTAATAAAGCATTAAACTTTTTGTTATATCTTGTAACTATAAAACAATTTGATGCTATATCATTATGGAGAGTTTTACGCAAGCCTGAGCAAAACGATAAATTATATGAACAATACTTAAAATTTGAGGAGAGAAAAAATGTCATACATTAAAAATAGTATACCTGATGATTATAATTGCAGTCATTTTGGAGATGTTGATACTTGCTTAGAATGTCAATATGCTTTACATACGCAAAAAATGAAAGCAGAATATCGACCAAGCTTAGAAAATTGGTATAATAGACCAACACCTAACAAATCAAGAAAGAAAAGGAGATAGTAAAAATGGATAATGATCCTGATCTAGGCTACGATTCAGTTATTGATAATAAAATAGAGGAAAAACAAAGAAAGGAGTATGAAATTATGAGTAATAAAAAACTTACTTATAGCGATGTGTGGACTACTTTAAGAAAAGTTGATACATCTAAAATAGAATATAAAAAACAATCTTTAAACTATATAGGATGGGCAGATGCCTGGGCAACTTTAATGGATTATTATCCTGAAGCTACTTATATATTTGAAGATCCAACTTTTTATGGAGCAGAAGATAAGCAAACTTGTGAAGTAACTTGTAGTGTATATATAGGCGATTTATGCAGAACTATGTCGCTACCTGTTATGGCTACGACTTTGCCAATGAAAAGTATTTTAAATCCAACATCAAGAGATATAAGCGATGCACAAGCAAGAGCTTTAGTCAAAACTATAGCGATGTTTGGCTTAGGATTACATTTGTGGGAAAAGAAAGACGTTAAGAAACTTGGAAGCGTTCCAAGTGAAATGCCGTTTTAAAATAA